AGCAGCTGCCCCATCTTGATTGAATTTTCTTGTAAAGAATCTACTATCTTTTCCAATCTTTCTAGAATAGCAGTGTTTGTATCCTTACATTTTGGGGTGCCGTCAGACATCAATATCAATCCTTCTTCTTCTTGATCCAACGCTTTCTTGAACCCGCAGGTAATTTAATATACTTCTTCTTTCTTCTTGCCGTCTTACCCATAACAGGATCAAACCCTGCTACTGGTCCTTTAGGGTTAGCAGAACCAGAAAATCCTCCACTCTCACCAGGAGCATTAGCTACCATCTCCTCCCTTAACATTCTTATTATCCAGTCCAGTTTGCTCTTTTTCATTGTAGATTGCGTAAAGTTCTTGTAAACAATATAAGTCTACTTGTACATCATGTATACTAGATTTAGGATATTCAGGCAACTTTCCTAAAAACATAACAAAGGTCTTCATCGATGACCACAGATCTTGCTCTATTTTAAAGAAGAGCATTGGTGTGGTCGCTTCGCCAAAAATATTATAAAGGATAATGAAATGATTTAAAAGAAGATGGGTCTTTAGTTGACCTGTATTCTTATATCGTTTCAGTAATCTCTTTATATATTTAAAGTGATTAAGATCTTTATCAAAATCTTCTTTTGTTACTGCTTGCGGATTTTCATAATTTTTAATCGCAAACAAGAGGAAGTTGTCCTCATTCAAATGATCAAAAAGCATATACTATTATTAAGCGTTTGGATTCGAGTCGTAAACAGGGATATTGCCGGTTTGAATACCAGACATAGCAACAAGAATTTCTTTCTTAACTCTAAAATTGCCATGGTTGTCCATATAAGTGGTAACACCAACCCAACCAGCACCAGTCTCATACTGACCGCCAGATGCATCCTCAACACCAGTCTTACCAATACCATAAACATAATTATCAGCAGTTCCACCAATACCAGTATTATCACTCCACTCACTATCTAAAGTAGTATATTGAGGAAGTTGACTAACAGTAAAGGTAGTTGCAGCAATAGCAGCACCACTAAGTCCATCAGTAGAAGCAATCGTGCATGATACTGTGCTGGCAATACTTACAATAGCAGCATCTCCAAAAAATGTACCGCCACCAAATTTATATCCAAATCTAATTACTTCTCCAGTAGCGCCATATCCAGTAGTACCGAAAGTAGTTCCAGTACCAGTAACAACTTTTGTACTATAATTTAAACTTACAGTAGCACCAGACTGGACTGATACGTTATCTGAATTTCCCCAAAGTGCCATGTTCTTTCTTCCGTAGAATTCTTGTGCTAATGAATATTTATAAAAATCTAATGCCTAAGATTTAGTTTATTATTCGGTAATATAATCGTCAGCTTTATCCACTTCACGATTACGAATTGCTTTTGCTACTTGCTCAAACAATTGATCATCAACATCAGTTTTAGTTGATTTAACTGCTTTAGCAAGAACAGTTAAACAAATCTCAATCAACCTATCACCAAGTTCTGCATTGGTAGGGATTGCATTAACTGCATCTTTAATAATCTGAGATGCAAAAGGGAGCAATGATCTTAACATAATTTTTCACAGTGTAATATCGTATATCTATATAGGAAACTTAACTTTTGTTTCTTTTCTTAGATGCATTTACAGCATCACTCCACTGCTGATAAGTAGTCGTTCCCTTTTCTTTAGATTTCTTATCTCTAATCTCTGCATTAACAGCAGCTTGTCTAATCTTATCTCTTTTTCCACCTGGACGACCTTGTGGAAGTTTATCTATGGTATCACGAATTGCTCTTGCAACTCTACCTTCATTTACATCTACATTAGAATCAGTATTTGTTGCTGTATGCAAACCTTTAAATCGTTGTTTCCTTGCCTTACTTGTTTTTTTAAGTTCATCATTTCGCTGATTATAATCATCTGCTTCCCTTACATCAGTTTCTTTTTTAGATAACTCACTTTTAATTTCATCCTTCATTTGCTTACGATCTGCTTCTTTCTGCTTACGCTCTGCTGCTTTCTGCCTACGTGCTCTAATGTCACTATACTTTTTCGCTATTCTTTCCCTATGTGCATCAGCAGCTTTTTTTTGCTTAGCTTTATCTGCATCTGAAGACTCCTTACGCTTAGCATCAGCTGCAGATATCCTCTTAGTAGCAGCAGAAGTCCTATCTTTAAAGTCTGATACGTTTTTCTGTGATCTTGTTTGAAGATCTAATCTTCTTTGCTTTAATCTCTCAGCAGAAGCCGATGCTCTATCTGACATTTTCAGATCCTCCTATATTACTACCATAAATTAAGTTTTTAAAAAATCCACCTTGTGTAGATTGTTGATACAGTAATTCATGTATATTATCAGGTTCTTTAGTTCCCCATTCAGGTTTAGGTGCTGGTTTTTGTCTTGGTTTATCAAGATCAACAACCGTATCATATTCTTTAATAGGAATTACTGAAGGGAACCAATCATCTTTAATATTTTCCATCAGTCAAGTCTTCCTCCCATAAATTGACCATATGTTTTTCTCAACCTTAATGCAGTTTTTGCTACTATGAATTGATTATATTGTTTCATTTAACTATTTAGATAAAAAAAAGACCCTCCCGATTGGGAGAGTCTTGTAAATGATTGAAGTATATAAACTTCTGATCACATGAGGTTCTTGACGGTAACGCGACGGTAGTAGCGGTTCTGGTTCGTCTGTAGACGACCCAATCCCTGGTTGGTTCCTTCAGCGAAGGGGTTAGCAACCATACCGTAACGAGTCTTGAATCCAATTTTGGGTTGGAAGCTGTTCTCGCCAACTGCACGAACCATCTGAAGAGGAACGTAAGGGCAATAGAATAGACCAGCGTCATAAGGTGAGGAACCTTTGTATCCACAAACGTAGTACTGGTTTCCACCTTGAGGAGCACCTGTGCCAACTAGGTTAGCAGCATAAGGGTCGATGTACACTTTGTACTTACCTTGGAGAGTACCAGCAAATGTGTTGCCAGTGTCATCAACGTTAAGGTTAGCGTTAAGTGCAGGGGTGTAATCAAGAACACCAGCCATTGTAAGTGCAGAAGCAACGTCAGCAGAACAAAGGATGATGTTACCCTTTCCGCGACGAGTTCTTTGTGCAATAGCGTTAGCATCTCTTTCGATCTGGAACAGAAGTCCTTTGAACTTCTCAACAGACCAGCGACCGTTGGAGTCGATATCGAGGTCAAACTGACCAGCGGTAGCAACGTTCTGAACAGCGCCTTGCTCAGCAGTCTTGTAGATAGTACGGATAACTTCGCGGTTAATTTCAGCGAGGATCTCAGTACTCAAGATGTTAGCAAGTTCTGCTTCAGCGTTAAGACCGTGAATAGCCTTGAGGTCTTGAGCCAGTTCTAAACTGTACTCTGCCTTCAGTGCGCGTGACTTAGCAGTAACAGTAACTTTCTCAATGCTGAACGCCATCTGGTTGAAGGCGTCATTAGCAGAGCCATCAAGCGATTCAGATGTTGCCGTGGGCATTCCCTGACCTACATTGTAGGCAGTAGAAGTAGCAGTACCAACTGGGTTCAGAACGCCAGGGTTAGTACCGGATTGACCAGTAGTACCCATACCAACGTTTTGGTCGGTTCCACTGTTGTTGTCGAATCCATAAGGTTGTCCAGAGAATGCTGTATCTACTTCGTCGTAGAAAGTCTCTGATCTTGCGCCTTCCTTGTAGGTTTGCGAGCGCATTGCGAAGATAAGTCCAGTAGGACCGCTCATCGGTTGAACGCCAGCAAGGTCATAAGCGACCAAGTTAGGCATGGAGCGTCTGATCAAGGAGATCAGAACTGGGTCGAAACCAGCAGCAGGACCAGCAGCGGTAGCATTAGCACCGAATCCGCCTGTACCGGCTACGTTAAGAGGTGCTTCAGTCAGCATTCCGGTGCCGGATTCAAATGACTGTTGCTCTCTTAGGAATTTTTCTTGGTTTTCTAGCAGGACGGCGGTAACAGCTCTACGATGCGAATCTTGGATTGCATCAGCGCCCTCAGCATTGAGGAGAGGTGCCCACTTTTCCTGCAGTTGTTCGGAATTGAACATTTGCGTTTACCTTAAGTGTAATTGTTTTAGGTTTGAATTAATATTAAATTCAGTTTATTTGTTAAAAGCAGAGAATGTCTTCAGATATGCAGTCATCGAATTCGATACTGATTCAGGAACAGCTTCTACTCCCTCTGAAAGAGTTTCTGTCTTAACAGATGAAGTCTTAGATGGGAAATAAGATTCCTTCAAAGTCTCCAACTTTTCACGATACTTAGCTTCACTTTCAAACTCTACACTCTCGGAAAGCGTAGCAAGCTTTTCTTTCTGAGTGGACGCAAGTCCTTCAGAAACATCGGCAAGAATTACATCTGAAGTAGACTCAGAAAGTCTCTTATTCAGTGCTACATTCTTATCGATTTGCTCATTGAGTTTGGTCTCCATATCATCTAGTTTTTCTACCATACTCTCAAGTACATCATACTTATCTTCAGGGATTGATACATAATGTGCTTCAAACAGGCCCTTCAGGCCTGTCATGAAGGATTCGTTAAGATCCTCCTTAAGACCACCTTGAATAGCAAGTTGATTCTCTTCCATCCATTCGGACGAAACATACTCTAAGTAAGAATCAACACGCTCGGTGAGTTCGGACTTAGCTTCTACTAATCCTTCCTCAAGTCTTGTGGCATATTGTGCTTCTAAAGTTTCCTTAAGTTGCTCTACTCTGGACTTAATAGCAGCCTCAAAGATTGTTCTTGCTTTCTCTTGGAACTCTTCAGAAAGTTCTTCACCGGCAAGAAGTGCATTAACATCTTCTTCGACGTTAATCTCTTCAAATTCAGGTGCTTCAGCAACAACTGCTTCTTCTTCAGTTGCTTCTTCCACAACTTCTTCATCAGTGACAGTCTCTTCTTCTTCGATCATTTCGTCAGTAATTTCTTCTTCTTCCTTAACTCCGGCAGGAGTAGGCATAGCACCCACCTTTCCTTTACGGTTAGTAATTGCATCAGAAACCTGCTTAAGAGTTCCACCAGGTGTATTTACCTTTGCAGAATCATCGTCTGGTTTGTAGTTATCGGGAGTTGGACCTCCCAGATCCTCAACAGAAGCGCCAGATGGCTTTTCCATAGGCATCCCTTGTGCTGCGTTAGCATTAACAGCAGTTTTGGATTGCTTAACGTCCTCTTCCATTGCTTGTAATTGTGTGCCACTAGACATTTGAAGTTTCTCCGTATTAACCGATTGTTTAAATTATCTATATTTATTTATAAATTGCGAATTTACAATGAGTTAATAAACTCATTGAAAAGACTGATTTTATGCTCATCTAACGCTTTTTGCGCCACAAGAGTATCAATTTTCGCTTTAGTTTCTGCAGCGAGTCTTTCACGAAGTGTATCTCCTTCCCAAACCCACTCTTTTCCTTCCATAATTCCTTCAACAAAAGCATCAGGAGCAGAAGGATCAGCAACGATATCAGCAGCAGTTGCT